GGAATTCCGCGTGAAGGTCTGCAGCGAATGGCAGAATGCGGCGAGTACGTGGCTGTCGATGACGCAGTGGGATGCGTGCGCGGATCCCGCGTTACGGCTCGAGCAGTTTCTCGGGCAGCCCTGCTGGATGGGGGGCGATCTCGCGCAGCTCGACGACCTGGCGGCGGTGGCGCTCGTGTTCGAGCGCGACGACCAGCTCATCGCGTTTGTCCGCTGCTACCTGCCGGCCGACGTCGTCGCCGATCGGGCCCGGGCGGTGCCGGACTATCGGATCTGGGCCGAGCAGGGCGAGATCGTGATCACCGACGGCACGATGATCGACTATGCGCGCATCGAAGCGGATCTCCACGGCTGGTGCCAGCAGTTCGAGGTGCGGGATATCTGCTTCGATCAGTACGGCTCGGTGCAGCTGACCGGCAATCTGTTCAACGCGGGCCTACCGGCGCGGATGGAACCGAAGAACGCGAAGACGTTCACACCGCCGACGCGCGAGCTCGAGACGCGCGTCAAGCATCGCCGCTTCCGGCATGATGGAAATACGTGCCTGCGCTGGCAGGCGTCCAACGTGGTCGTGGATCGGCGGATTGACGATTCGATCCTCCCGAAAAAAGAAGCGCCGGAATCGCCCAATAAGATCGACGCGATCGACGCGCTGCTGTCAGCGGTGGGCGGCTGGCTGCGCGCGTCGTCCGTGCCGGAACCGACCTATAACGTGTGGGTGGTCGGATGAAGCCGCGGCGGCCGGGGCGTCCGCCGGTCGCTGCCGATGATGACTCCGTGCGCGTGAGTGTCACGTTATCGGTGAAGCAGGTGGATGCGCTCTGCCGCCAGGCGTTGCGCGAGGACGTGAGCGTGGCGGAAGTGATTCGCCGCGAGCTGTCCGGAATAAATGCTGCAAAAACCCTGAAGCGCTGACGACTCGGCGCACACTGCGGGCCACTCCCGATGGACCGCGCCTATTCCCTGCTCGAGATCAAGTCGGTGACGCCGGAGCGGCGGACCTTTGCCGGCATCGCCTCGACGCCGGAGCTCGATCGGCAGGGCGATATCGTCGATCCAGCCAGCATGCGCTTCCGGAATCCCGTCCCGCTGCTTTTTCATCACGACCAAACGCAGCCGATCGGCACGGCCATCTTGACGGCCACGGCCGACGGCATTCTGTTCGAAGCCAGCCTGCCGGTGATCGACGAGCCGGGGCCGCTCAAGACGCGCGTGGACGACGCCTGGCAGTGCATCCGGGCCGGCGTGCTGACGGGCGTCTCGATCGGACTCCTGCCCGTGAAGCGCGCCTTCGAGCGGTTATCGTCCGGCGCGCGCAAGGTCACGAATACTGAAATTTGCGAACTGTCACTGGTCACGATCCCCGCGAACGCGAACGCTACGATCCGTCTCGTTAAATCGCTCGCGGCGCCGCCGCGGCAGGAGAAACGCATGGCTACGCAAACCGCTGCCGAACACGTCACCGCGCTCGAGAACAAGCGCGCCGCGCTCACCGCCCGCATGATCGAGATCATGAACGCGGCCGCCGACGCCGGCGAAACGACCGATCCCGCGCAAGCGGAAGAGCACGACGGACTCGCCGTGCAAGTGAAGAGCATCGACGGCGATCTCGGGCGCTGGCGGGAAATCGAGAAGCTGAACATCGCCGGCGCGGTGCCGGTGCCGGTCGTCGCGAAGGCGGCGCAGCCGTTCGCGTCCGTCTCGGTGAAATCGAACGCGCCGCCGGCGCAAGCGTTTACGCGCTCCGTGATGGCGCTCGTCGCGGGCCGGGGCGATTCCTTTCTCGCGATGCAGCACGCGAAGCGGTTCAATGATGCGGACGTCGAGTTACTCGTCAAAGCGGCGGTGACGCCGGGCATGACGACGGATCCGACGTGGGCGGGCAATCTCGTCCAGATCAATCAACTCACGGGGCAGTTCATTGAGCTATCACGGCCGGCGACAATTCTCGGCAAAATTCCGGGACTGACGAAAGTCCCGTTCAACACGCAAGTCCCAATTCAGACAGGCGGCGGCACGTACAAGTGGGTGGGCCAGGCGAAGGCGAAGCCAGTCGGCAAGCTCACCTTTGGGGCGGCCACACTCGGCATGGCGAAGGCGGCCGGGATCATCGTCCTGACGGATGAGCTGATCAAGAGCTCGAGCCCGTCGGCGGAGGACATCGTTCGGCGCGACATGGTCGCGGGGATCGCGCAATTCCTGGATCAGCAGTTCACGGATCCGTTGGTGGCCGAGGTGGCCCAGACGTCGCCGGCGTCGATCACGAATGGCGCCACGACGGCCGCGTCGCTGGACGATCCAGCGAAGGACGTCGGGCTGATCGTCACGCACTTCAACGGGCAGAACATTCCGCTGCAGGGGCTGACGATCATCATGTCCTCGACGAACGCGTACGCGATGGGGATGTCGCGGACGGCGATGGGCGTGCAGCTCTTCCCAGGCGTCGGCGTCAACGGGGGCAACGCGAACGGGCTGACGGTGATCGCGTCGAATGTGGTCGGGCAGAACGTGATCGGCCTGGCGCCGGAATACATTCTCTACGCGGATGACGGCGGCGTGGCGATCGACGTCTCGCGCGAGGCGACGCTCCAAATGAACGACGCCCCGGTCAATCCCGCGGATCCCGCGACGACGGTCTGGACGTCGCTCTTCCAGGACAACCTCACGGCGCTGCGGGCCGAACGGTTTATTAACTGGAAGCGCGCGGCGACGCCGGCGGTGTACTACCTGACAGGCGCGAACTATCCGATCGGGTAAGGGCGCATGCGGATCTTCGGGCTGGAGATCGGGCGCGCCCGCACGACGCCGGCCGGCGAGGGCTGGTGGCCCGTCGTGCGGGAGCCGTACACCGGCGCCTGGCAGAATAACGAGTCGATCACCGCCGAGACGGCGCTCTGTAATGCGAGCGTCTTCGGCGTCGTGTCGGGCATCGCGCAGGATCTCAGCAAGATCGCGCCACCGCTCCTGCTCGAGCAGGACAAAAACGGCTTCTGGTCCGAGACGCAGAATCCCGCGTATTCGCCCGTCCTGCGTCGGCCGAATCGCTATCAGACCGATCAGCAGTTTCTCGAGCAGTGGGCGCTTAGTCGCTTGCTGACGGGGAACGTGTACGTGCTGAAGAACTACGACGAGCGCGGCGTCGTCAATCAGCTCGACATCCTCAACCCGTCGCGCGTCACGACCCTCGTTGCGCCAGACGGGAGTATCTATTACGAACTGCAGGCGGACGATCTCGCGGGCATCGGCACCGACACGCCCCCCGTCGTCGTGCCGGCCCGCGACATCATCCACGATCGCTACAACTGCCTGTATCACCGGCTGCAAGGCGTGTCGCCGCTCTATGCCGCGGCGGCGGCGATTTCGCAAGCCTCGGTTATTCAATCCAGCAGCACGAATCATTTTGCGCAGGGCGGCCGCGTCGGCGGCTTTCTGATCGCGCCGACAAAACTGGATCCCGTATCGGCGGAGCGTCTTGAAGCCAAGATCGCTGCGAAGGCGAAGTCTGGGAGCAGCATCATCGTCGCGGAAAATGGGATGAAGTTCGACCCGTTCTCGGCGACGGCCGTCAACTCGCAGCTCATCGAGCAGCTCGGCTGGACGGAGGAAAAGATCTGCGAAGTGTTCCGGATGCCGATCTCGATCCTCAACAGCAGCAAGCAACCGCCCTACGCGAACGCCGAGGCGTCGATGCTGCAGTACAAGTCCCTGTGCCTCGAGCCACATATGACGGCGATCACGAAGACGCTCGGGCACGGGCTCAACCTGCCGACGTATCTCAAACTCGAATTCGATGACACGTTGCTGATCTGGATGGATACGCAAACCCGCACGCAGGCGGCCAAGGATGCGATCGTCTCGGGCCTGTCGCCGAACGAAGTCCGCGACACCTATTACGGGCTCGGCCCGGTGAAGGGCGGCGAGCTCCCGTACCTGCAGCAACAGAACTGGCCGGTCTCGACGCTAGCGTCTCGGCCCGCCGAGACGCCAGCCGCCCTGCCGGCGGCCGTGCCAGACGAGGAGCCGGTAACGCCATGACGGTTCCGACGTTCTCGCGCGTCACGCTGCCGCCGCTCTGGACGGTCGAGGAGGCGAAGCTGCACCTCCGGATTACGAGCACGGCTGATGATGCCGACATTACGCAGAAACTCGCGACGGCGCAGGAAGCGATCCTGTCGTATCTCGCCCTCGCCGCCGATGCGGCCTGGACGGCCAACACGGCGCCGAAGGCCGTTACGCACGCGATCCTCCTGCTGACGGCCTATTACTACACGGAGCGCGGCGACGGGGAGATTCCCGATCCCTGGCCGAAGATTTACGAACTCTTGGCGGCGTATCGCGATCCGACGGTGGCGTGATGGCGCGCGGCGACTATCGGCATCTCGTGACGTTTCAGAATCCGGCGCCGCCTGTGTCGGATGGCGACGGCAGCTACACGCAGAACTGGGACGATCTCGATCCGCCGACGTGGTACGTGAGCCTGACGCCGGCGACAGCGGCGAGTCTCGAGCGGACGGCCCTCGGCACGGTCACGTCGATGGCGTCGCATATCGTGCGCGGCGACGTGCATCCGGGCGTCACGACGCAGACGCGGATGCTGTTCGACGGGCGCACGTTTTCAATTACAGGCAAGGTCAACAGCGTCGAGCGCGCCGGCGAAATGGAGCTCGGCGCGGTCGAGGTGGTGCTATGAACACGGCGACGATCACGATCCGCGGGCTCGCCGAATTGAAGGATCAACTCGGGCGCCTGGTCCCAGAACTCAAGGGCGACGCTACGAAGATCGTGACGGATACCGCCTATGCGGCGGCGGCGGATATTCGGGATCAGTATCCGCTCGGGCCGGGCACCGGGCCGCGCAGCAAGAACCCACATCCGGGCGGCAACTTAAAAAAGGGCGT